CAATGTGTTTGTTTTGAAAAATCATTTTAATCATTTCTAAGTTATGAATGACATATTTATCAATAATACTATTCAACAATCGGGCGCGATTGAGGAACAAAAGGAACAGATGTAACAAAAGGAACAAATGTAAAACATGTAGCATGTTTTGTGATAGAAAAAATATGATGTAAACTCGGAGGTAGGTCGGCGCGGTAAGGTTTTCCTCTCTTGGTATTTATAAAAACCTAAATATTAGGGAAAGACAGACCGACGACCGACCTGCGCTGAACAAATTTGTTCGGAGCATGATATACATGGCCGGCCCATATTTTTTAAGAGATATAGGGAACAGGCAAATAAAACTGAAGGAGTGGTTTATATGTGAACTTCGTCCACTTTCCATAGAATTCAGTCAAACTTACTACATCAACAAAGTGCACGGAAATGCACTCTAAAACTAGAACACAATTACGAAATAACGTGGTACGCTCTGCCACGATGTCAAAAGTGAGCACTCGATATTAGGATTACCACAATATTTAAGCTTTCATCTTTGGATGGAGGCTTTTTCTTTTGCTTTGAAAACTGCATCAAACAGCCAAAACGCTATGAGTTGAGAGGGCAGAGTTTGGTGTGGTTTTGAGAGCAAAAAGTTATTACATAGTTTTCTACATCTAGCTTATCATTACTTATGGGTGATAAAAGTGAGTAAAAGAATATTTGAATGGTTTATTCTAATTTGGACTAGTTTAATGGTTTTACTAATTTCCGGTTGGATAATGATGGAATTCTATGGCTGGAAGGATACTATAGTTGCTGCAATAATCGCTTTTGTTGGAGCAATATTTGGAGGTGCAATTACTTATATTGGAGTTAATAGAACTCTGAAACATCGAGATAGAGAAATATTTTTTAGCAATGCCACAGAAAAACTAATGATTTTTAGTGTATTAATAGATACTTATAGTAAGTACCTTAATAAGATGTATATATACGAAAATTTATTACAGCATGGCGAAGAAAGTATGACCAAAAATGTTTTAGAAACTATAAAAGAACTTCATCAACAATTAATAAATGACAGAGAATATATGTATAAGAGTATGGATTATGATGCTATTGAAATTGTAGAATACCACAAAAAATCTATTGGAAGATACATTGTTACTGAAAAAATAAACAAATATACAGCTGAAGTACTTATTGGTGATGTTCGTGACATTTATGCAATTTTTGATAATAGTAAAAGGATATTTGAAGAAGAGTATAGAAAATTTAGAAAAAACGTTTAACGCATCCTTCGGGGTGTTTTTCTTTTGCCCTGAAAAGTGAGTATCGAGCAGTTTCCTCCCCTTTGATTCGTCGGTACTTGCTTTTTAGAGCAAAAGTTTATTACATATATTTCATCTGCTAGGGTATGATTGGTGAGAGGTGGTAATGTGCCAGAAAGATGGAAAGACATAATTATTATAATAATCTTAGGAACAGTTTCAATTTTAGCAGGATGTTGGTTTATAGATGTCTTGTTAATTGATGGATTAGAAGTAGATAAAGGGTTTCTGGGTAGTGTGCTTGGCGGAATAATAGGAGCATTAGGAGTAGTAGGCACAACCTACTTTCTGATTGAGGCAAACAAACAAGAAACAAAAGATGCTGCAGATTTACAAGATGATAAAGAAAAGAAGAGGTTTTTTGTACAACTAACCATTTCAAAAAGCGAGGATACACTGCTGAAATTAGGTGAGTTAAATGATAGATTAATAGAATACAAGCGTTTTACTAGTCTTGCCCTTATGGATTTGAGGACATACAAACTTTTTTTATACAATGAAAACAGGGTGTTTAATAACAACAATAACGCTGAACAGACTGATGAAGTAAAACTTGAAGAATTGAAGAATAATGTATATAAACGATTTGTTGAAAGTAGTAAGTCTATAGCAGAAACACAAATGAAAATAAATAATCTGTTTTTAATTATAAAATCAAGGGACTATGTATACAGTAACGCTCAATTAGGTGATATAAACAGATTATTCGGAAAATTATCTGACAAGGTTAACGGATTTATAAATAACGGTTTAAATAGTGATGAAGAATATTTCAAGATAGTAAAAGCAATGAATAACTATGAAATTGATAACGATATAAATTTAATTAATATAAAAATCGATGCTACTATTGATAGTATATTCTCTATTATTGAAGGTGAAATAAATAAACTAAAGTAAAACAATATCTTGTAGATATTGTTTTTTTATTTGTCGCTAACATAAGTGGGTGAATACAGAACAAGCAAATGATGTTGGAGGTGGTGTTTATGAGATATGGCTAATTGGGATGAAATTAAACTAGAGTGGGAAACCACAAAGATTACTTTAGCTAAACTTGCTGAAAAACATGATGTTCCTTTAGGTACTATTCAGAGCCAAAAGAGCCGTGAATCTAAAAACGGCAATCCATGGACTAGGGATGCAACTGAAAAGGATGCAACCAAAACTAAGAAGGTTGCAACTATTTCTAGTAAGGATGCAACCGAACCTGATACCGAAGAAATCCTACAGGATGAACCACCTAAGAAGGGTGGGCGAGTAAAGAAGCGAAGTGGCAACCCTAATCCACAGAATCAATTCACCAAACGGAACAGGGCTGCTATGATTCATGGCTTGCGAAGTAAGTTCCTTTTCGATGAACAAGTCGAGATTATGGAGGCTTTGCAGGACTTCGATGTTGTTGA